TCAAGATTTACGTTGCCTGAAACACAAACAATTGCAAAACAGGCAAACGCAGAAGGAGGTAATGAAATGTCAGAAAATACAGAAAACGTAGTTGCTGAAGACGTTGCAGTAGATGCAGCAGTTGAAGTAGCCGTTGAAGAGACAGCCGTTGTTGCAGAAGATGCAGCTCCAGTTGAGGCTCCTGCAGAAGATGCAGTAGCAGAAGACGTTCCTGCCGAGACTCTGGAAAAAGCAGCCGAAGTATCAGAAGATAAGGTTGATGAACCTGATTTTGCGAAGATGTTAGGCGATCTAAAAGGCTTTTTCTCAGAAACTCTAAACAAGGCATCTGAAGCAAATGCAGCACAAGTAACAACAATCCAAGAGACTGTTGAAGCTTTTAGCAAGAGCGTAGATGCTAGAATTTCAGAGTTGGCAGAACAACACACAGCACTTTCAAGCGCTGTAAATAACATCAAGAGCACGATTGATGGTGTACAAAAGCGTGTCGACGCAGTAGAATCAGAGACTGCAATTAAGAAGTCTTCAGATCTTGGCCGATCAGAAGAAGTAACAATCAGAAAATCTAAATGGAACGGTTCTTTCCTCGGTTCCGTAAACGAAATATTCAACTAAGGTAGGTATAAAATAATGAGCAATGAAACATTAGAAAAGGCCGTAAACGCTGGTACTCAGGTATCAACAGGATTCGGTTCCGCAACTGGTGGAACAGGAGTACACGTAGCTTCAGAAAATGGCAACGGTGGACTTCTTAACCCAGAACAGTCTGCTCGCTTCCTTGATTATATGTTCGACGCAACCGTTATCGGTAAGGTCGCACGTACAGTTCGTATGAAGTCAGACACAGCCGAGATTGACCGTATGTCCGTTGGTGAGAAGCTTATGAAGCTTGCAACCGAGGCAGACAACACCGCAACAAACAGTGGTGTAACTTTCTCAAAAATCTCTTTAACAACAAAGAAACTCCGCATGGACTGGGAGCTTTCAACAGAGTCTCTAGAAGATAACATCGAAGGTGCAGATCTAGAAGATCACATTGCACGTTTGATGGCGACACAAGCAGGAAATGACATCGAAGATGTTATTCTTAACGGTGACACATCACTTTCTTCAGACGCTCTTTACAAGTCATTTGATGGCGTTGTAAAGAAGGCAAAGGCATCAGGTCGCGTCGTAGACGCAGCTGGCGCTGAAGTTTCTCGTGAAGTATTCAACAAGGCACTTAAGGCTATGCCACGTAAGTACAAGCAACGTCGTGGAGACCTTCGCTTCCTTGCTGGATCAAACTTGATTCAGGATTTCCTATATGCTAACAGCATTGGAACAAACCAAACAATTCCACAAGATATCGCTTCAAGCGTTATCCGTGGTGGAGTTGCACCACTAGGTGGACCTGCAGGATATGTGGCACCATTCGCATTCGGTATTCCGATTGTTGAAGTTCCACTTCTTTCAGAGACACAGACTGGAACACACTCAGGAGCAGCTGGTTCACACGGAGATATCCACTTGACATTCCCAAATAACGTAGTTATTGGTATCAAGCGTGATGTAACTGTTTACCGTTTCTTCCAGCCACGTAAGGACACAATTGAGTACACAATGTATACTCGTGTTGGCGTTCAAATCGAGCAGGCAGACGCTTGGGTAGTTGTAAAGAACGTTAAGGTTGCTTCTTAATTAATTTAAGATAAAACCCTCGAAAGGCCCCTAATTAATTTTAGGGGCTTTTCATTTTAATTTATCAATGCTATAATTAAAGAACCTAACAAAGGAGAATATATGTCATTTGAGACATTGAAGGTAGCAGAACTCAGAAAAGTTGCAGAGGACTTTGCAGTCGACACTGATGGAATTAAGAGTAAGGCAGATATCGTTGCCGCCCTTGCAGAAGAGGGAGTTACATGGTCTGTTTATCAAAAAACTATTAAAGATATTGAAGATGCAACAGACGAGTTTAGCGAAAACGCAGAAGAGATTTTGCCTAGATTTAATCCAGATGCTCAGCCAGAAAATACGGTTCTAGTTAGAATGACTAGAGAAAATTTTAGGTATGATATTGAAGGATTCACTTTTACAAAAGAGCACCCATTTGTTGCCATGACAGAAGAAGATGCTCAAGAAATTTTTGACAAGGAGGAGGGTTTCCGCTTAGCAACTCCAAAGGAAGTTCAGGAGTACTACGCTTAACCTTTATTAAATGGAAATTCTAGTAGGTTCAAATTCACCAATAACACATAAGGTGTTTTGGCAGGGACAGCTAACTGATTCAGATAGCCTTCCAGTTGTAAGACTATATGACATTACAGAAGATCCAGGAGTATCTCCAGCAATTAATCCTGCCACGATACTTTCAACATTAACCCCTGTCAAGTCAGAAGTAGATGCAGGAACATATATTGTTTATATTCCTTTAGCCTACACAGACAGACAAAGACAATTAAAATTAAGCTGGACATATTCAGTTGGCGGAACCTCTACACAAAAAGATAATAAAATATTTGTGCAAACTCCATATACTGATATGAGCCAAGCAATTGAGTCCCTAGGATTGGGTTCTGATTATTCAGATCCTAACACTAGATCATATGCCGAATTAGCCAATGCCGAAAGGTATGCAAGAAAACTTATTGAGGCTTACACAAAGCAGCAATTCTTTTTGTATGATGATATTCAAACCGCTTATGGTTCAGGATCTGATGTTCTTCCACTTCCTTACAGAATATCAACTTTGCACAAATTATATCAAAATGACATACTGCTACTAGACACATTAAATTCAGTTAATAATTGGAATTTTAATACAGTAATTTCTGAAAGCGGATTTGGTATAAGAGTTAACAGAGCCAACATGCTAGACAATACAGTCTATATAGCAAACGGAATGGTACCTCCAACCATAAGTGATACATGGGGTGGCTCTTTTAATGCAGGGGCAACATATCGTGTGCAAGGTAAATTTGGATGGAAAGAAGTTCCAGATGAGGTTGATCTTGCATGTATTGAATTAATGAAGGATTATTTTTCAAAGGATAAAGTTTGGCGTAATAAGTATATGAAGTCAATACAGACATTTGACTGGAAATTCGAGTACAATTCGGGAATATATTCAGGAACAGGTAATCTCTATGTAGATCAAATACTTCTTCCATATGTTCTCAATCAAATGGTTGTTATCTAATGTATGCTCTTATTGACTCAATCCTTCCAATGTTCATGGACGTCTACAGACAATTTGACTCGCAAGACCCAGATACAGGATCAATAAAGAAGGAGTGGCAGTTTGACAGAACTGTACCATGTAGCGCAAAAGGTGATATCAACAACTCCTCTTCAATAAATTCTAAGGACACCCAGACTCTTTCTACTAAGTATTCTAACAACGAAATTCTTCAAATTAGAACAACGGATAGCGTGACGCTGAGAGAAAAGATTACAAATATTAGAAATCTTGAAGGAGAAGTTATCTGGGAAGAATTAAATTTTCCAACTAACACGCCTACAGTTTACGAAATAATTTCAACAACACCAATGACAGACCCACTAGGCAGAATAATCGGTTACAACTCTACTGCCAAGAGATCGGAAAACCAACAAATTGGACAATAGCTCATTACTAGTTACAGCAGCCAGCGGACTACAAAAAGGCATGGCTGGTACTTCGGGCACCGTTTTAAAGGATAGCACTGTTGCTCAAATATCAGCAGCAATATATTATCAAGCTCAAGTTGCGGCTAAACTAACAACAAGCAAAGCATTTGAAAAGAAATTTCAGTCTGTTATATTTAAACAAATAGAGCAAGACTTTGGCTTATATGTAGACTCCCAAGCAAGAGTTAATCCTAAATCTTTGCACCACGTATATGAATGGAATAGAGCGGGAGATAAAGGAGCAAGACTGTTTAATTTAAGCATTGCTTCAACAGACGGTCTTTCATTTAAAATTGCTTCTAAGTTCTTGCCATCTAAATCAGCGGTTCCTAATCAATTTGGGAAAAGAAAACATGTATTTATAAATAAAGCTTCCGTGATGGAAGCTGGAATGCCTCTAACAATCCGTCCTAGGTACGCAGAGCGCTTAGTATTTGAAACTAGCACTGGAGTAGTGTATATGCCTAAAGGGGCTTCTGTGACCGTTACAAGGCCTGGAGGAGGCAAGGCAACAGGAAGATTCCAAATAGCCTATGCACAATTCTTTACAGGAAATTTAGTAAATTCAGCAATTAAAAAATCTGGATTTCAGCAAATATTTAACTCATCATTAACTAAAGCAATGAGAGTTCCAGCAGATGTAAGAAAGGTTAAGTATTCATTTAGCCCTAATACATTAAAAATGCAGGCGGATTCAGCAATAGAAGCAGCATTCGGAGGTGTAGCATGACAGATTATAAAGCAGACGTAATGATTGATTTAAGAAAGTTCCTTTGGAGCCAGTTAAAGTCTAATAATATTTTTACAGATACCGATTACTATTCAGACAATATAGGACAAGAGATTATCCCAATTATTCCTGTCCAGCAATCTCCAGAAATGAATCAGTTCTTGAGCGGAAAGAAGCACATAGTCTATGACAAGATAGGGCTATCCTATGAAGAAAACTGGGCCATATGCTGTGAGCAGATTCTGTTTACCATATATTCAACAGATGTTTCAGAGATTAATGAGATCAGAAATTTAATGACCGATCTATTCAGAAGAATGGACGAGTCAGCCAGGGACGCTAATGCCTATTCTGGAATATCCAAGAAGTTTAAATTCTTTAGCATATTTGTAGCGGATATATCCCCAACGGCTCCGTCAGAAGAATTGGCAGGATTCCTGTCCGCAGATGTAGTTCTTGAGGTTAAATACGCAAGGCATGTAAACACCGCTGGCCGATTCCTGTAATTTGCCTTTGGGCGCATTATACTCTATTATTGTACATAGAGGAAAGGCCTAGCCAGCCAAGATTTAATGATTTACAATTATATATATATATTTTGAAAACAGGAGGTACGAAATAATGGCATTTAACTCAGCCAAAAATATTCTTGTAGGAGCTTCACCGCTCTACATTTCAACAAGCGATTCAACAGTAACTGGATATAAGGAAAACCTTTTAGACAGAGCAACTGGTGGAATTTCTTTCACAGCAAGAGCAAAAGCAACAGCAGCACTAGACGCATCTGCAGATGTTCGCAACGTAGGATTTACAAACAATGGTCTTCAGATCACTTACAATCCAACTTACGATTCAGTAACAGTAGATCAGCTTCTAGATACAGCAAAACTTTTCAAGTCTGCTATGGAGGTTATGATTGCAACTGAAATGTCCGAAGGTACACTAGAGAACGTTCTAGTAGTATTCGGTCAAGGAGGAGCAACACTAACTAAGCAAGGATCTGCAGCAGCAGCAACAGATGACTACCCAACAAAGGGTGCAACTTCAGCAGACGATAAGACCCTTACATTAGGACTTGAGGCAGGATCACTAGGTATTGCCCCAACAGAACGTCAACTATTTGCAGTTGGTCAAGCACCAACTCTAGCAGCAACAGCAACAGGAGATGTTGACGCAACAACAGAGCGTGTATATTATGCACGTCGTGTGTTGTCAGTACAACAGTCACAATTCTCACTTGCACGTAACGCAGCAACAACTTTCCCAGTAACCTTCCGTCTTCTTCCAGACGCTAACTATAGCGGCTCAGAATACGGTAAGATTATTGACCGAGTTCTAGCTTAATTAATTTAAGCAGGAAAAGCCCCCGTTTTGGGGGCTTTTTCATTTGTGATGATAATATGTATATGTTATAATAATTAAGACTAGATCCTAGGAGGATTAAATTGGCAACAACAGTATATAGCGTAGAAGAACTAACGCTTCAGAATGGCTCAACGGTTAAGTTGAAGCCCCTAAGCATCAAAGAGCTAAGAAAGTTTATGCTCGTATTACAGGCAGCAAGCGATTCAACTACAGAAGATCAAACACTTAATGTGTTAATTGATGCGGTTGCAGTAGCACTTGAAAAACAACTACCAGAGTTGGTAGCAGATAGAGATGCACTAGAAGATGCACTTGACGTCCCCACAATTAATCGCATACTTGAGGTATGTGGTGGGATTAAGATGGACGACCCAAACCTTCTAGCGGCAGCGGTTCTGGCTGGTCAGAACTAGATTTAGCCGCTTTAGAGGGTGAAGTATTTCTTCTGGGTCACTGGAAGAATTACGAAGAACTAGAAGAAAGTCTTTCAATGCCAGAACTTATTCAAACATTGAAATCTTTTAAGAAGCAAAAGTCGGAAGACAGAAAGTTTACGGCAAGTCTTAAAGGAATAGATTTAGATGTAGAAGAGGAAGACTCTGCACCACAGGCAAAAACTTTTGACGATGTTAAAAGAAAAGCGCTTGGAATAGAAGCTTCAGGTGATGACATCGTTTCCCTACAAGGAAGCCTTGCAGCACAAGCAGGGTTTGGAATCGGAGCAGGTCTAGGCTACACAAAGGAGTAATGTAAAGATAAATGGCTGATGAAAGAATTGTAACTAATATAGTTGCTAATGCAGATTTCTCAGGTCTTATTGCAGATGTCAATAAGGTTGCAGCCTCTCTTTCAAAACTTCAAGCACAAATAATTCAATCGGACGCAAGACTTGCAAGTCAAGTAGCGACCATGAACAGATCCTTCGGTGAAAACCTAAGAAGAACTGGTCAGTTTGCAACACACTTTGTTACCCTGACATCGGATGTTGAAAAGTTTGGCACCAACCTAGACAGGGGCCAAATGAAACTGAAGCAGTACTTTCAGGCATTTAACCAGCACACAAAGACGCAAGGTGGTTTAATTAGAGACCTTGCTAAACAGCAAGTAGCATTACAAAATGCAATTATCCAGCCAATGGGCAAAAACGCTCAAGGGCTTATGCAATACAGCGTACACATTCCACAAGGTCTTGATTCAATAAAAAATAAGACTGCTCTTGCTAAACAAGAACTTCAAATCATGAATAAGGTTATTCAAGACGGCGGAGTTCAAATGATTAACTGGGGTAAGAATACTCAGTGGGCAGGACGTCAGCTAACAGTAGGACTTACAGTTCCATTAGCAGCATTTGGTAAGGCAGCAGCAGATGCATTTAGAGCGGCAGATGCAGAACTCGTTAGACTTACAAAGGTATACGGCGGAGTAGCAGCAACATCCGCAGCAGAACTTGGAAAAATAAGAAGAGAAGTTACTGATACGGCAAAAGAAATTTCAAAAGCCTACGGTATTTCATTTAAAGATACAATCACTCTTGCAGCAGATATTGCCGCAACAGGCAAGCAAGGAAATGAACTTTTACAATCTGTTAAGGAAACAAGCAGACTTGCAGTGCTTGGTGAAGTAGATAGACAAGAAGCAATGAAGGCCACCCTGGCAATTCAAACTACATTTAAACAAAACACTGATCAGCTTGCTGAATCTATTAACTTTCTTAACTCGGTTGAAAACCAAACATCAACAACTCTTAATGATTTAGTAGAAGCAATTCCAAAAGCTGGTCCAGTTATTCAAGGACTGGGCGGAAGCGTACAAGACTTGGCGTTGTATTTAACTGCAATGAAAGAAGGCGGAATTAATGCTTCAGAAGGAGCTAACGCTCTAAAATCAGCACTAGCATCTTTAATTAATCCTACAAAAGTAGCAAAAGAAAAGTTTTCTGAAATGGGAATTGACCTAGGTGGAATTGTAGCAAAAAATGCTGGAGACTTAACAGGAACACTTTTTGCTCTTCAAGCAGCACTAGATAATCTAGATCCACTACAAAAGCAACAAGCAATTGAACAATTGTTTGGTAAGTTCCAGTTCTCTAGACTTAATGCTTTGTTTGCAAACCTAGGCAAGCAAGGAAGTCAGACTCTTCAGGTTATGGATTTAATGAAGGCAAGCTCACAGGAATTGGCTGGAGTGGCTGGACGAGAATTATCAATGGTAACAGAATCTGCTTCTGGAAAATACAAGAGAGCAGTAGAAGGATTAAAGGCAGATCTTGCAGGAGTCGGAGACGAGTTCTTAAAGATTCAAACATTCTTTATTAATGTTGTAGACGGCATTATTAAATTTATAAATAAATTGCCAGACCCAATTAAATCATTGTTAACATTTGTTACAGGATTTACAGCAATTATAGGTCCAGTAATTATGTTGACTGGTGTTCTTGCTAACTTCTTTGGATATATCATTAAAGGAGCTTCACACTTTAGATCGTTATTTAAAGGTGGAGAAGGCTGGAAGATGCTTACGCCAGAAATTATGGCTGCACAAAAAGCAGGAAGCCTTGTTGAAAAAACATTTTATAGTGACGCACAAGCAGCAACAGTATTAAAAACTGCAATTGCAGGTCTTGTAACAGAATTTGAAATACTACAATCTAAAGCAATGACAGGTGCAGTATCTGCGGGCCCAGCAATTTCAACACTGGCTGGAAATGTTGTAACGCCTGGTGGAACTGGAAGAGTAGTTAATCCAAATCATCCTTTGATTAGTGCTCAAGATACTCGCTCAATGTCACACCTTAACCCAGTCGCTGGAATGACGGGAGATCAAAAAGCACAACAGACAATTTTCGGAGTAGTTCCTGGAGCACCAAAAGTAAATCAAAAGATTGGAAACAATCCTCAGATGTATATGGATGGAGATCTTCCAAAGATTCCAGGCCTAACATCAATAGGTGGGGCATCGACAGGTATTGTTGCAGCAGAAGCTGCAAAGTGGCATGCAATGACAGGCGCACTTGCAATGCAGTCACAAGCAGAAATTGCTTTACTTAAAAAAGAAGTAGCCTCAACAGGTCTAATAACAGCATCACTATCTGATTCATACCAAGCATTGCTTCCAACAATGACCAAGCTTACTGCTAATGCGGCAGCTGAATCAGCAGCAATTGTTGCACAGTTGCAAGCTGGTAAGTTAACAGTGGATCAAGCAAGAGCTAAAATTGTTCAATTAAACGCACAGGTAGAGGCTATGATTGCACAAGCTTCTGTAGATATAGCGGGCCAGCAAGGAAGATCAATTGGCCTAACAACAGTCCCACTACTAAATCAACCAGTAGTTAATAACGCAGGCAAGTCTAATATGAAAGAACTTCTTCGCCCAGGAAGAACCAGAGATCTTCTTAATAAAATTGCAGGCGGGCTTGGTGTAAAAACATTTGGTGCTGGATACAGTACAGAAACAACTATACCTAAGAGATTAAATGCTGGAAATATTGTTCCAGGAACTGGAAATACAGACATAGTTCCAGCAATTCTTACTCCAGGTGAATTTGTTGTAAACAAAGAAGCCACAGCAGCAAATCTACCATTGCTTCAAGCAATTAACAATGGTCAGCAGTCTGATACAGGTCAATATAATATAGGCGGAATTGTACAAGCATTTTTAAAGATGAATCGGGGCGGCGGTTCAAAGCCCATGGTTTCAAAAAAATTAATAGACAGACTATTCCCAGGAAGACTTACATCTCGTGCAAATGCTGAATACTATGAGCCAAAAGGCAACACGGGTGTTTTTGGAGGAAATGTTTCTAGCAGAAAAATTTCTGCATCAACAGCAAAAATAAATAAAGATATGGAAGGGGACGGGGTAGATCCAAGAACCTTACTTGCTTCTGTAAATGCAAGAGGTGGAGGGTCAAGATTATCTACTGATGTATTTTTAGACGGCTTAGTTGGCGCAGGAGTAATTACAAAAGCAGAAAAAAGAAGACTTTCAAAGCTAGTATTTAATTCTTATGCAAAAAAGATTCTTTCAATGGGCAAGGTTAATGACGCCAATAACCCAGTCTATTCAGTATCAGAAAGCTTATTAAGAAAAGAGCTTGGCGGAAATGCAATTGGCCTAGAAGCTTGGGACAAGTGGTCTCGTTCTCCAGGAAGCTTTGCTCATCCAACACGCAGAAGCTCTACTGGATTCTTAAATCAAATTCAAGCTGGCGGAAAATCTATTAAATTTTCAAACCTAGAAGCTTCAAAACAAAATAAATTTTATCATTCAAAAGAGTCATCAAATCCATTTATACAAACACTCGCATCTTTATTTGGCGCAACAAGATTAAATAGAGGTGGGCCAGTAGGAAATGTATTAAAGAGCACAGCTTTTAAAAACATAGGAGCTAAGTTTGGAAAAATAGGAGAGAAATGGGGAGCCACTTCTCTATCTATTGGTATGGGCAAAAAGCTTTTTGGAAGTTCTGGGTTAACCCCTAAAGCTCAAAACTTAATGTATGGAAAGCTAGTTGAAAATCTTGAAAAAGAAAGACCATACGGCTATGTAACAAATGAGCAAGGTCATCTTAAGAATGCTTTAGAACCACATGTTGTTGACACACTTATTAAGTCAGCTGCAGGAGATGTACTTAGCTCAGGCGGAAAAAGTTTAAGTAAAATTGATAGAGAAATATTAAGAACTAAATTTGCAAACTGGGATAACAAGTCCTGGACACCTTCTACTGGTAAAGTAAGAAAACAAATGTTTGGAATGAACGCAGGCGGAATGGTGCCAGGAGTTCAATACCTAAATAAGGGAAGCAAGAAGCCAGTTCAGCCAATAACATTCCGTTCTGCTTACAATCAAGAAAGAGCAAAGGGTAACATAGGATCTGGAATGAAGGCCACTGGACCAATGGCTGGTATGGGTATTGGTATGGGAATGGGTATGGCGGGACAAGCAATCGGCGGACAAGCAGGACAAATAATGCAATTTGCATCAGTACTTCCAATGCTTGCTCCAAATATGATGGGCTCACTAGCTAAGCTTGCTGGAGGATTTAAAGGAGTTGGCGGAGCCGCAGGAGTTGCAGGTAAAGCAATTGGAATGGCGATGAGATTTGCAATGGGTCCTATAGGTATCCTTATTGCAGCACTTACTACAGGCTACATGCTATTTAAAAAGTTTCAAAAAGAACGAGAGCAAGATAGAATTGAAAAAACTAACTCTGTTGGAATCACAGAGAAATCTGCAGCAGAAGCGGGAATTAAATATAACAATCTTTCTAATTCTATTAAAGCCGTTAACGATCAACTTGAGCTAACTAGAGCAAAGGGGAAAAATGCATACGAAGCACTTAACTCTTCAGGGGTCCAGGGATTAACATTAAGCATTAAAGAATTAAGAGCAGGCATAAAGAATGCAAAAGAAAATCAAAAAGAGCTAGTTGGAACTTTTAGCAATATAGATGTATCTGGAGATGCTAACAAGCAAGCAAAAGTTACTGAAGTTGCTACTAATTTAAAAGCACAATTTATAGCCGCAGGCGTTTCCGCTCAAGATGCAACAAATAGAATATATTCAATTATATCTGCATCAGACAAGGCCGACATGGCATTTAACGCAATATCCAGCAAGGGCTTTAGAGAAATTACAGATTCGGCAACAGCAGCAGCTGCCATGATTAAAACTTTAAATAAAAATATGTACGACGTAAACTCTGCGGCATACGATCTAGATGTATTGTATGGAAAAGATTTGGGTGTAGTTATTTCAAATACCACAGATGCTCTTGATGATAATTTACAAACATTAATGAAAACTAAAAACGCAAATGGAGAATTAATGACACAGCAAGAAGCTATGTCAAAAATTCTAGATGACATTAATTCAAAAGAAGGATCTAAGCTAACACTAACTGACGCACAAATTGCATCTCTTAAAGAGTCACATCCAGCGCTTGCTGAAATACTTAATAAGTCAGACAATGTTGCAGGTATGTATTCAAAATGGAGATTGCTTCTTTCGGGAGTCAGAACTGATTTAAAAAATATAACATCAGAGCAAGCACAAGCACTAGTAGCATTTGAAGCAGCACTAGACTCTTCTATAGCCGCTTCTGAAGCCAAATCTTCGGGAAGTGGTATTGGAGCCAAATCACAAAAATCTATTGCTGCTTTGCAAAAATTAATTGCATCAGGTGGTGCTAAAGCGGCAGCAAACGCACAAAAAACTCAAGATCAGATTAAAGAAGAAATTAAACTTATTGACAAAAAAATTGATAAGATTAATGAAGAGGCTGATGCTCGAAAGAAAGCACTTGAAGCTGCACAGAATAAAGAAAACCTATCTCTTGAAATTCAAAAAGCTCAATTAGAATACGCAGACAAAATGGCTGCAGGAGATATGGCGGGAGCAGCACAGGCACAACTAAAGATTAAGCAGCTTGTTGGGGAAAGAGAAAACCAAAAGGCCATTGATGCAATTGAAGAAAACAGAGCTAAGCGTGAAAAAGAATTAATTGCTCAAAGAGAAAAGCTACAGGCTCAGTCAGATAAAGCTGCAAAAAATTTAACTAACGCTCAAAACAATGCTACTTCAGCAAGCGAAAGAATGAATAAGGTTGATCAGTATCAAAACGAATATCAAAGACTAGTAAAAGAGCAGGCTAGAATAGATGTAATATTAGAAAAAGATCCAACAAACAAAAAGGCATTAAAGGATCAACAAGAGCTAGTAAGAGGACCTCTAGGAGATCTTGCAAAACAAATTTCAGCAGACGCAAAAGGTTCAGATAAACTTTTAAGAGACGAACTAAAAAAGATATTTACTGGCACATTGATTGATAAAGATAGCAACTCTTTAGCGGGCAAGATATTTAATTCTGCTCGTCCAGATGGGCCTCAAGGGTATCAGGCTGGCAAAGCAGATGATGCATTAAAGCAAGATGCTTCTGCTGCGCTTGCGGGAGCTAAGGCCATTACAGGTGGAAAAACTCTTAAAGATCTTTACAACGCATACATGGGAATAGGATCTGCTGGGTCTAGAACCAAAGATACGGCTATACAAATTGAAGGCTACTACGGTGGAAATACTAACAAGGGCGGCGCCACGCAGGACATGAAACAAAAAATGCAAAAGGATTACAATATTCAAGTAGGTCAGTTCTTTAAATATCTCGGACAGGTATACAAGATGACTGACGGAAACTCATTTATTAGACAAGCAGCAGCGGGAGGATACATATCTGGTCCAGGAACTGCAACATCAGACTCTATTCCAGCAATGCTTTCAAACGGTGAGTTTGTTATTAATGCCAAGTCCGCAGCTTCCTTTGGATACGGAAATCTAGAATCAATTAATAAGATGGCGGCAGGTGGACTTGCTGCAAGATTTGATATTCCATCATACAATACCTCATCTGGAATGAAACAAGGTGGTTCAGAATCAAGTACCTCTAATGTTACAATTAATGCTACACTTAATTTTGCGGAAGCGCCAAAGAACGGAAGAGATCTCTGGAAAGAATTTAAGCAGATGGCTAAATCAGAGGGTGCAAAAATTGGAGAGAACATCGTTATAGGGGGAAGTAATTAATGGCAACTACAGTATATTTACCAGTAGGCTCACTTATTTATATTGATACATCTGCTACAGACACCCCTACTTGGGCAAAGCTTTCAGAGCACAATAGACAGCCAATGTCTATTAATCAAAACCGTTTTCAAAAAGTAACAAGAATGAGCAATGGAACACTTAGAAAATTTTTTATTGCAGATAAAAGAGAATTTAGCACATCCTGGGAAATGCTACCATCATTTTCAAATATGACGGTAGACGCAGGGTATGGAGCAGTAGATTTAAAATCATACTTTGAAAGTACTAAAGGCCAAGGTGTTTTTAAGATTAAGATTGTATACGGTAAGAATCAGACAGCACCATTTGCAGATAGAGAAGAAATATTTACGGTGTCTTTTGCGTCTTGCAGTTTTGAGGTAATAAAGAGAAACGTTAAAGATTCTTCAAGCAATCCCGCTCAAGAATTTTGGAATGTATCTATTTCAATGGAGCAGGTATAATGATTACCACGCTTCCTTCATCAAATAACACTACTGTTCAAAATCTATTTAAGCAGCAATCCTCTGTTAAGATAAATACAGGATGCACAATAGAATACAATATGAACTCTATGCTAGATAATATTACCGTTACTTATCCATCCACAATGGATCAATATTATGCCAAGTCAGCAGATGGCAAAATTAATACGTACAAAAAGCTTTTCCCAATTGATTCAATCATCAAGCCATTTAGACCGCTGTTTTCTGGAGTAAAGTATCTTATTTGGACAAAACTACAAACAGATACTCCTGCAAATAGTTTTTATGCTCCAAGAACATTAACCTATCCACGAGCAACATCTCCACAAACAGATGGATACGAGTCTGCCGCAACAACACTATATCCAAGACTCTACTACCCTGGAGTAACAACTTCATATAAATATTGGGTAACACCAATAAATCAAAACGCAGATCTAACTGTTAACTATTCTATTCTTTCTGCAACAGTTAAAGAGGCTTCTTCTTCGGGCTCCATTGTTACATACAAAACATTAAATAACCACGGATTTTCTTCAGGGCAAACGGTAACTATTACTGGTCTTTCAACTGCTGCCTTTAATTTATCTTCAAGCGTAATTGCTTCTACGCCAAGCCCAACATCTTTTACTATTGCTTCGTCCGCCACTGGAGCTTGGTCAAGAGAGCAGTCAGCAACGGCAACACTATCCGCAGCAACAAAGCCCGCTGTATCAAATAAAATAGTTGCAAGATTTGAAAAAAATCATGCTTTCCCAAGCAACTACACAATGACAATTACATATTCAGACGCAACAACAGCAGCAGTTGGACCATCTTCCGTAGACTCATCTGGACAGATTGTTTTGTATTATAACGGAACCACATGGACTTCAACAGAGCCTGCCGCCTACGCTACACCTAAATTAATTAAATCAATTAGACTTCAGGCAACAAATCCAGGCGGAGGCAAAGTATTAGGAGTTATTGAGTTATCAGCAAGATGGATTAAGGATATATCTTCAGACATAGCTTCTCTTGATATAGAAAAAGAATCTTCTTCAAGCTCAGAGGAGATACTCCCTGTTGGAAAGATTACCGCAAACAGCCTAAACATGGACATAGTTAAATATAATCAATCTACACTTGAATATGTTTCATATAATAGAGAAGCAAATTTTGATATAACAAAAACATATCTAGTTAAGAATGCAGAAATGAAGCCTTATTTTTCAGTGTATCACTCTGCAGGAACATTTGGGTTGGCGGGAGAATTATTTGATAAGGTCCCACAGGGATCATTCTATATAGATTCTTGGGAGATAGCGGACACTGGAGAGGTATCTTTAAATGCACTAGATGCTGCTAAATATCTAATGGATACAGTAGCACCAGATATTCTATGCGAATCATATCCAGTTACCAGTATTATAAGAAGGCTCCTAGACTCTATAGGATTTACAAGCTATGAAATTAGAACTGCAACAGACGATAAGTCTATCCCAGTTATTAACTATTGGTGGACAACGGGGTCTAAGACAGTCTGGCAAGCCCTTCAAGAGTTGTGCCGTGATATACAAATGAATGCTTTCTTTGATGAAAATAACATTTTGCAGTTTGCAAGCCGTGACTATATTTACAAGAAAACAAACATAGACTGGGTATTTACATACGACACAGATGGAACAACGCTTGCCAATATAGTTGATTTTAATAAGCAAGAAATTCCTTCTGCAAACCAGGTTAAAATTTTATGGCAAAGTCAACTTACATCTAATTATGCTGGAAACTCAGGAGATCTTTGGACAGACGAGGTTTCATACTTGAGTGCTGGTGGATTGAGATCAAGCATAGCAGCAGACACGTCCCCAGAAAACACAATACTTGCAGTTGATGTAGAAACATTAGACGACTATAGTAGCGCAACATTGTATAATTTTTCAGGATATGTTATGATTGATTCAGAAGTACTTGAGTATGATGCAATACAATACCAGTACACCCCGATTGGCTCAAGTACATCGCAGAACGTCTGGATTACGTCATCGTCAGATGTAAATAAATACAGATACTTATCAAGACCAGGTTATGACTATATATCAAAAGAAACATTTTTTAAGCCGACAGGTTTATACCGTGTAAAAACAAGGGGAGCATTTGGAACTACGCCAGCTTTTCATGCAGCCTCCGCTCTTACTGGTTTAGCCGATTGGTCTCAAAGAAAGGCGACGTGGGAGTAATGGGAGCATATAGAGAATATGAATATTACGTTCCTCAATCAACTACTAATATTGGCTCAATACCAGAAATAACTTTTGATTCAACTTCATCAATTTCCGTAAAAATTTCTAAAACAAATATGACGGTGGAGCCAACAAGCTATTCTGTAACATACTATAAGATAGATTCAGCAGGATCTATTGTTTCTGGCACTTCTCAAACCGTAACAAAAACTGAAAATCCGTTTACAATAAGCGGTCTTTCAACAAATCAATCTTATGGAATTTCTGTAAAAGCAAGCAACGGCAGCACGTTTGGCAATGCTGTATATAGGTCATTTGCAACCCCAATAGAATATAATGTGGCAGGCTATAAAGGTACGGTGGTAGATCCAACAAAAGCCGCAGCTGCAAAGTCATTTTTAAGAATGAGCAACAATTCTTCTAATCCAAAAGAATTTTCCGTAGCCTATAGAACATTTAATGCAATATCCCTGCCAACAAATACATTGTTTTACTCTGGCCTACCTTCTTTTATTCAAGAAGCCTATGAATCATATGCAACAAGCCATTATGCATTTGGCACAAAAATGTTTTTAGAGTCTACTATTGATAGAACAAGGCAGTCAGCGGGGCTAGGCTTTTTTGTAAATGGTCAGGGTAATGACGGATATTATATTATAATTAATAGCACAGAGACAGCAGGGGCTGTTAATAAAAGGGAAGTCAGAATTTGCAAGGTAAAAGGTGGAGATATACGTGTATTAAATGATAGTCAAAAGAATACGGTAACTAGCCTCAATGGAGTATACGGAGGAAGGTCTTATGATATTGATGTTAAGATTAAAGTAAGTCAGGCATCTATAAAAATCAACGCATACATTAATGGATTTTTAATTACTGCTACAGACAGCACGGCAATATATGAAGATGAAGATGGTAAAAAAACTTCTACCCCAATGCTAAAGCCAACAAAAACAATTGCCCTAGTATGTCAATATGGAGAGGCTATATTTGATTACGTGTATGGCACCGATATAGATGCAACAAAATACAATGATTCTGAATTTGTAAGCAACATGTATAGGGGATCTTTTTCTAACGACTATTTAGATATTGGTTTTGGAGACATTATTTACAACAACTCTCTAGAACAAGACAATGCTGCCAAGCCAGCGGGCATAGATGAATTTGGAACCTCGGTTAGAGAAATAAGAAAAGTATCTTTAAGATACAATAGTGCACCAGCATACCCAATTAAATTTTCAACAGGTTTAAATACTTCTGTAAAGATATTGGGATCAAAGGTTAGCAATTTTGGCGGGGAGACCTACGTGTTAAATAACAGCTCTGCTCTTACCCCATTAAATGATGAAAAGGCAGCAACCTTTTATATATACGGAGACACAATTGCTCCGTCTGGAACCCTAGAGTATAACTCAGATATATTGTCAGATTATATTAATCAAGAGCCAATAATCTTTGAATCATCTTGGCTACAAAATCTTTCAGACGTTGAAGCGCTTGGCGCTTGGATTAAAAATAACATTGTGAATAAGGGTAAGCTAATTAATTTATCGGTATTTGGAAATCCATTTATTGCAGTTGGAGATATTGTTTCTGTTAAATACTCATATCAAGGTCTAGACGGAACACAAAAATTCATAGTTACAAACGTTAGGCATTCGTTTAGCGATGGACTAGATACGGAGATCACATGTCGATCATTGTAGTCGACTAAATGATATAATAATAAAATGGCAAACGATAATAATAGAGTTGACGGCAAATCAGTTGTTACTGGTTCTCCTATTGTTCTGCCAAAAAATTCTCCAGACCGTGTCTTCTTAAGAAAAACAGTTGGAATAGATATTGAAGAAGGTACTAAAACAGAAGGAGTCACCCCATTTCTTATGGGATCATCAGGTAGCGGATCGCCTGGATCATCATCTGTAAGCGAGGCAAACAAAAAATTACCACCAGATCCAAATCCACCTGCAGAGATTATAGATATACCTCAATTGACAGATATAGAGAATATCACCTATCAACAATATTTTGATACATTTAATTCTGTTAGAATAAAAGCAATTATAAAAATTAGAAATTCAAGTCTAAAAAAGAAAGACGTAGTTGGAGTGGATGCCAGAAGCCAACAAAGCAATCAGGCTCCAGCATTAGCATCAGCCACACCAACTCCAGTAGCATTTATTGCTCCTTCTCCTTCAGTTCCATCGGTTGCTTTCGACAGAACTGGAACAGCAGTAGCTTGGGGATGGAACAATGTATCTGGATTAGGATCTTATCAATCAGTTACTTATCAGTGGGAAATAAGATCATCTTCAAGTGTTACAAGTACAAAAATAAGTTCGGGAACAAAAACATACGTCTCTGGCGGACTATTAGCAATAGGAGATAGTGGAAAAACTAGAAATTATAGAGTTAGCTCGGCGCAAGGAGATACTGCTGCAACATCTTCTGAAAGATGGCTACGAGTCAGGACGGTTGTTTTGGCAACAGACGGCAAAACATATTATTCAGGATATTCTACACCAATTTAAGGAGATATATGATAAAAGGAACATATGTATATTATGAAGACGGTAAGGAAATTTTTCGTTCTTCAAATGTTATTACAAAGTATGGCAAAAGATTCCTAACTAGTTTCCTTGCTGGAAGAGACTCATTCAATTCAAAAACAATGGCATTTGGAATTGATAGCACCTCTGCAACAGATGCAGACACAAGGCTGGGATTTGAATTTTATCGAACTCCAGTTGAATTTGGTAGCACTGATATACAAACATTAAATGACACCACTACTTATTCTGTAGTTTATAAAACCACAATACCACAAGATGTGGCTGGATACATTACAGAGGTAGGAATTTACCCAGAGTTTAGAGACTCCATTACTTCTTACGACAGCAAGTTTATTGCAGACTTTGAAAGTCAACTAGATTGGACAAATAATCCATCTATATCTTTAAATAATTCTAGGGTCGGGCAATACACTTTAAGCATGTCTTCCAACGGAACTGCTGCAAAAGAATATAAAAGTAATGTCCAGCAAATAGATTTGTCAGGATATAGCGTAAATGATACCCTCAGACTGGCTTACTTTAAGGAAGATGAAAACCTAAGTAATATTATTATTAAGTTTTATAGCTCTCCATCTGACTATTACTCTGTCACAATTACTCCAGAGTCTGGGACGGGATACAAGATAACCCCTGGCATAACATTAAGCAGTCTTTTTTCAAATGCTAGTACATTAAATGTAGACTCGTCTAATATTAACCAGATAGGTATTACAATTACTCCAGCATCTGGAGTATCGACTTCTGTAGATATGGACGCACTAAGAATTAATGACGAAGATACATTTAGTCCAGATTTTGGTTTGATAAGCAGGTCTGTGTTATCTACACCACTTATGAAGTTATCTGGAAGACAGGTAGAAGTAGAATACAAATTGGATTTAGGATTCTAACATGGCCTTTGAAGATCTAGGTGATTATAGCGTAGGCGCTGCTGGCAGCGATACGTTTGACGTTGTCATCCCAGATTTAGACCCAGGAAGAATAGTTCCTATACAGTTCAGATGGAAATTTGCAGATGGCTCTTATGGTCTTTGGTCTGCCTCTAAGAATCTTAGTACTCCAGAAATTGCCAGACCAGAAGCAAGCAATATAACTTCGGCATGGAACGGAATTAATTTAGAGATCTCATGGGAAGCCCCATTGCTTTCTACGCTATTTACCATTTATATAACTTCAGGAGCAGTTACAGTTCCTTTTGCATATTCTATTGATAAAACAAAGCCTCAACAAAAAGCTATTATCTCGTCACAAGAATTAATTAATAACTTTGCAGGCGTTCTTCCAACTACCCTGACTGGTTTATTAAAAACAGTCTATATAGATACATCAACTACTGGAACAGCATTTGCAATACCTCCATATGCGGATGCAATTAGCGGACAAAATGTTTCTGACTCAGATTGGTCAGTGCTTTCTGTATCAAATGGATTTACAGTTTCGTGGGCTGGTGCATTGGTCTCTTCCCCTACATATAACTACACAGAAGTTCATACTTCATCTTCTCAGGCTGGTACATACGATCTAGTTTACTCTGGTAAAGGCCCAGCAATTATAACAGTTGCGTCGTTGTCTACAAATTATATTAAAATTAAACATGTGTCTATCACGGGACTAAAGTCTAGCTTTTCAATAGTTAAAGAAGCAGTACCATTTGATCCAATAGTTTTTGACAGTACTCCACCAGTTAATACTTTTAGCGTGGGCACTACTACGGTAACTGATGATTCAAATGGGTTATTTTCTTTTGACAAAAAGGTTTTGTTTACATGGACAGAAAATGCAGACGCTGGAACATCTGGATATAGAATAAGATTTAGGATTGCTGGATCGGGATCCGTTTATACATACATGTCTGTTCCAGGAAAAGACAAAACATCTTCATATCTATACGGACTTAAAGGCGGTAAGTCTTATGAGGTTGCAGTAAGCACATTTGATATTTATGGAAACACTAATGAAACACAATGGCAAACTTATCCAAACATAGTAGTTCCAGTAAGTAATTCTCTTTTACCAGATGTTGCAATTACAGCTGGAGATATGAAATTAGGATATGGAATCAGTTCAGATAATTCTAAAAAGGGTCTTTATATTGCCCCAGATAACTACTGGTACGTTCAGGGAAATACAAATTTATCAAGTGCCGCATACTTATCAGTTGGCGGTGCAACAGATAAACTTGTGTGGGACGGGAGTAGCCTATCAGTAACTGGAACTATCAATGCAAATGCTGGTAATTTTACTGGAGCTATACAGGTCGGAAGCGCTACAGCATATGGTCAATTTAAACTTAATACTCCAACGGGCACCAAAATTGAAATGGGAGCTTTTACAAATGCTCAAGGCGCATACACAGGAGGAGTTGGTATTCAAGGAACAGATGCAGGCGGCACCCTATTTCAGCTAGACACGGCATCTGGAATTACTGTTAATAAAGGAACAATAGGCGGATGGTCAATTACAGCAAACGCTATCAGCAAGGCCAACACAACCTTGGGCTCAGATGGATCTATTACTGCAGGAGCTGGCGGGCAGTTTATAGTAACAGCAGCAGGAGGACTTACTGCAACATCTGCTGATATAACAGGTGTTATAAAAGCTTCCAGCGGATATCTGGGTAACACTACAAGCGGATGGCAAATAAATTCAGAAACAATTACATCAAAAGCTGGATCTACAAATGGAGTAATTACTTTAAACTCTAACACTGGAACTATTTCTGGCGGGCTTATAACTGGAACTAGAGTTACTGGAACTACAATTGAGGGCGGTACAGTTACTGGAGCTACAATTAACCTTAGTGGAAGACAGGTAGCAAGTACAAACATATCTGGTGGTCAAACAGAATCTTCAGATGACTCTACAAGATTAAACTTTACTAATGTAAGATATACAATAATGCCAGCATCCCAAACTACTACAGAGTATGTATCTATTCCTACATACGACCCTATAAATGATGAGTGGGGTTCAACTACAACCCAGAACACCATTGTGGCAAATACAGTAAAATTTACAGATAGCCTATTTGAAGGAGGGCTCCCTGATTCATCATTTTATTATGGAGAAACCTGGTATGCATCAGGAACATCAGGAGGCTCAGTAGTTAACTATGTAAACTATCTTGGGGGTCAAGGGTACATGGGGTTTGAATTAAGAGCCAATACTACCGAAAAAGGATTCTACTTTATAGGAGACGAAACAATAACTGGACAAAACTGGGGAGTAGAGCATTTAACTACTTCATCAAAAGATCAGCCCGCTATGCTACAAACAGATGCAACTGGAAAAGTTACCAGAGGAAGAGCAATTTTTACTTCAGGATCAAGCTCTACAGTTATATTGGGAAGCACCTGGAACAGCGTTGGCCAAAATGGCGATTTAGCATTTAGTACGAATAACTAAGGTGGGGCCATGCCAAAAGCATATGTAAAAAAAGACGTAAACGGCACAAGCAAATGGGTAGAGATTAAAAAGATATATCTAAAAAAGAATGGAAATTGGACATCTTTAGCTACTGCATATGTAAAAAAACTTGTGGGTACTACAAGTAAATGGGTTCAAGTTTTTGCAGGTTCTGGCCCAACACTTAATAGTTCTCCAACAATTACTCCAAGATTAGGCGGAAAAACATTTGATATATATGACAGCACAAATGGAAGCTGGGATGGCGCCACTACTTTTACTAGACAGTGGGTTAGATCAGACGATGCAGCGGGCCCATTTGTAGCTATTGGCGCAGCGACTTCAACTTCATATACAACAACATCAGAAGATGATGGCAAATGGATAACAGTAACTGTACGTGCATCAAATGGTACACTTTTTAACGAAGCAAATGCGACACCAGTAAAAATAGTTAAGTATGCTCCAGTGTCGTTAACAACCAATGGTGGATATTATATACAGGTAACTACACCTGGATCCCCACAACCTGGACAGACTTTAGGTATATTTGCACAAACAGATCCTGATTGGAAAGTAACTACAGATAGAACAAATGATACATCACCAGACTCATCTCTTTTTGAGTACGAATGGAGATGGGATGATACTTTAGCGGTACGAACAGCATTTACTAGTAGCACGTATTTAATTTCAGATGATGATTTGACACACAAGATATCAGGAAGAATTAAAGCTGTAAATACTGGAGGCTCAACATTTAGTGCTTGGGCAACCCCAACTGGGACAATTGCACAAGCGCCAGTAATTGTTACAATGCCATCCTGGAAAACAACTGGCGTACAAATTGGCGATACAATTACAGCAAATACTGGAACATACTCACCAGCGCCAGAGAAAGTTTATTGGACGCTTCAGTACTACAACACTAACCGATCAGCCTGGATACCTATATACAAGTCTGATGGGTCATTGCTGGGTAGCGGAACTGATACCGCACATAACCAAGATCACTCGGTAGTTATACCAGCAAAATTTTATGTAGATGGAACAAGCACTAATGTAACCGCTGTAGGTAAATTAATTAGGATGGTTAGCGATTCCTCAATTGGATCAGCCGTGTCTTTGCAGTATAGTACTCCAAATTTAGGTCCAATAACTGCAGTTGTAGAGTCTATTGCTAATAGAGTTCCTACTGCAGTGTCTAATATATATAGAAGAATTGATGGAACATGGACAGCATTTGGAACCGCAACTACAAATGCCACACTTTCCTGGTTAAACACTAGATTAAGAAATACTAGCACAGGAGGAACGGCAAAACATACTTTTTATGGAAATGATGCTGAAACTATTGTTACAGATTTCTTTAATGACATTGGTGGAACTGGCTTAACAATGACCTCATACAGATTCGGAGTACAAGCGGTTGGGTATGGTAACTTCACGTTAGACACTATATATTCTATTGGAACTTCTGATGAAGGATCGTATTCTGAAAATACATCTAACGTAAATCCACAGTTCCCGTCTAGACCTACTGGATTTACTGCAACAAGAGTTTCTAATACTAGAATAGATTTAGCATGGAACGCAGCAGCTGGATCACCAACAAATTATCAACTATATTATCAATTTAGTGATTATAGTGATATTATAGATAAAGATACACCATATGATTTTGAATTAGGAAATGTAACTAGCTCTCCAAGAACTGGTTTATCAGCAAATACAACATATTGGTGGTGGGTTCGTGCAAAAAATGCTACTGGATTAAGCAACTGGTCAGTAGGAAGATCAGCCACAACTGATCCAAACCCAGTAACTACTACTACAACAACTACGACAACCACGACTACCACCACGACTACAGCAGCACCTACTACCACGACTACCACCACGACTACAGCAGCACCTACTACCACGACTACTACCACGACTACAGCAGCACCTACTACAGCTGCTCCTGTATTTACAGTTAACTCAGTAGGTAGATCTAGAAGCGGAAGAACTCTTACTGGAACCTGGACTGCTACCATAACAAGTGTTTATTTCATGTGGTGGAACACAAGAATAAATAATGCAACAACAGGAGGTAGTGCAACCCATAATGACTTTAGCTCAGATGCAGCACTTAGAACAGACTCTTATACTGATTGCGTTAACGGATCTTATCAGTTTGGTGTTCAAGGATACGCATTTAGATTAACAGATTATGCAGATGTTTACACAAGTGGAACTTCAAACCGTGGTGCATATAGATACTCTACATCAATAACAATTAACTAAGGAAAAAAATGACAAAAAAAGATAAACTAAATAGGATTAAAGAAGTTGAAATTCAACAACTATTGCTTCTTCCAGAGGTAGAAGTTCTTAGATCTGTTGTAAATAACAATCCTAAAGACGCCATTGCATCAGAGATACTAGAAGAAAAAATTGATGAATTAGGTACACTTAGAAAAGAAAAAGCTTTATTGCTTTTAAATTTAGGTTTTCAAATTACGGGCATAAGCATAGACGAAATTTTTGTTGATACTGAAATGTGGAAACAAATAGATTTAGCGGTTGCACCGCTAGAAACATCTAATTTAAGATATTCTCTATGTACAAATTGTCCAGAATTTGTTACAATATCTAAACAATGCAAACCTCTTGGGGTATTTGCAGAAGAGTATTCTTTAATTGAATCTTCTTCCTGTCCGATAGGTAAATGGTAGTGGCTAGTATATTTGTCCAAGTTTCATCTTTTCAAGATTATGAGCTACCACTTACCATACATGATTGTATAAATAAGTCGTCTGGCAATAATATAATTAATTTTGGAGTACATAATTGTTATTTTGAAAATGATAAGATTGAGGTTCCAAATTTATATAATGTAAAATTTGAAGAAAGCGTTGCGCCAAATAAACTAGGGGTTGGCATCGGGAGATATATTGCCAATTCTTTTTATAATGGAGAAGACTATTATCTTCAAATAGATTCACACTCAAGATTTGACCAGAATTGGGATGAATTTTTAATATCAGATTATTTGTATTATAAAGATGCTGGTTTAAATCCAATACTTACAACATACCCAGGAATTTATATGTATGAAGACGGTAAAGAAAAACTTCTTTCCAATGACAGCACACCATATATTGGATTTAATAACTCTAAAGAATCACAGGCACAGTTCTTAAAAGATAAAATATTACCGCAGGCCGCTATGTACAATAAAGAAGGCAATATTTTTACAAAAGGTGTTTCGGGGGCTCATATATTTGGGCCAGGGGATCTTCATTTGATTGAGCCAAACAAAAAAATACTACATTGGGGGGAAGAAACATTATATTCAGTCAGATTTTATACACACGGATATGACCTTCTTGTGCCAAGAAAGAACAATATATATCATTTATATTATAACCAAGATAATGAGGAAATAAGCAGGAGAAAGTTGCCAGGGAATTATTTTAAACAAGAAACCGAGTCCCTTTTGGTGGAGTCTTTGGTAGAGTTGGCTAGGGTTATAGATAACAATGTTATAGGAGATCAGGCTTTAGGATCTAAAAGAACACTTGACGAATACCAAAGATATGCTAATATTGATTTTAAGACTGGAAGAATAGGATAAAAATGAACACTGAATTTTCAGCAGAAGATGCTTTAAGATTTGCAGAAATTGAAAAACAACAGGCAATTGTTATGAATGCCATTAACGCAATTATGGGGTCAATTAATCCATATGAAGACGGTGAAGACCAGATTCCAATTTTAAAAAAAGCTAATGATGAAATGAAGTCTTTGATAGTTGAAAAAGTTAATATAGGACGTAGGAACGGGGTTCTGGTGCAAAGGTTGCCAGAAGGTGTTAGGCATGACCCATTCCCTTCAGATCCCAGTAGCCAGCAAGACCAATAAATGATATAATAAGAAAAGGAGGAATTATGGCAACCACACTGACAAAAGAAGAAAAAACAATTATTATTGACCAGCATATTAAGAGCTTAGACTTTTCAATTTACGGATTAGAATTAGAAGTAATTCAATACGAGGCGGGATCAACCGTAGACCCAGAAGGTCTAGAAAGAATAAACAATAACCTTAGTACCTTGAATGCAAAAAGGGATGCTCTAAATGCAGAGAAGTCCTCACTAGTCGAACAGGAATAAAATGGCAGAAAAGATTGAGCTGGTAGTTACAGCTTTGCAACAAAGAATTGGCGAGATTGTCTCAAACTATGAGACTCAGATTGCTGTACTTCGTGCAGAAATTACAAAAATGACAGAAGAAAAGCAAGAAAAACAAAAAGCGGTAGAAGAATACGAAAATTCTTTACCTATATAGGGAGATAAAATATGGCAACAAATGAGTTTATACCCGTTACCTTTAATGACGGCGAGCCTTTAGATCCCACAAAGCTTAATAAGCTGGTACAAAATATTAATAACATATATCAGTCTAACGCTTTATCTTTATCTAATGCTGGGTCTGCCGACGGGACAACCCTTCAGGTACCCGTGATATTTACCTACAGATATACTTTTCAAAATGTTAAAGCAGGCGCAGCAGCGCAAACACACACTTTTAATTTTAATAATAAGTTTACTACAGCTGATTTAAATGCAAACAAAGTGTTTGTTACGACTGGAATAACAAATGCAGTAGGAGACAACGACAACGTTAATATTGCCGTATCAGATATAAAAACAGGAGCACCAAAGATATTTTGCAGCATGACTGGAACTGGAACAAGAAATGTGTCCGTAGACATCATAGCCATATGCATGAAGGATATAATTTAGCCCTTGACAATCCCCACCAATATGTTACAATTGCTGTAACATCAAAGTCACGTACCCGTGACTTTTTTACATATTAAGGTAGAAAATGAGCAACGATTTAAAATGGATGCTTTCATCCGATCAGCAGTTCCCGTATCAAGACGATAAGATGATTGCCCTATGGTTTAAAGTTATGAAGTGGTTTAAGCCAGATGTTGTTGACTACCTGGGCGATACAGATGATCAGGCATGCTATAGCAAGTATACAGAAGGAAGATCCGCAGAGTTTTTAAACTATCATAAAAATGATAGTAAAGATCTTATTGTTCCAATGATGCGACATGAAGCAAAGGGAGCAAGAGATTTTTATGCTAAAACAAGAGAGATGCTTCCAGACGCACAACTTTTTTCAGCGCTAGGAAACCATGATATACGAGTATTTAATTACGTAGACGCAAAGCTTCCTGATTATATTACCGAAGTTACACCAGAGGCACTATGGAGCCTGGACTCATTGGGATATGAATACATCTATTATAATGAATTGCCAAAGCGTCGCTTTGGAGATATTCACGTACACCACGGACTTTCTATTTCTGCCACAGGCGCAGTAAGAAAAGATATGGAAGACCTACAGGTTTCCCTTATTCGTGGACACTCACACAGAATTGCTTCACATATGGTAACATATGAACTTAGAAACGGCGGAGAAGGAGAAACCCTTCGTGGCTATGAAATTGGACATATGTGTGATGAAAAGAGTGATGGAATGAAATATAGCCAGCACCACGATTGGCAAAAGGGATTTGCCGTTGCCCATATAGTAAATGACTATCCACATATTCAAATGATTCATATTGCACCAGACTACTCATGCGTAGTTGACGGAAAGGTATTTACTTTATAATGTGGTGTGGCAAATGCAGTGGAAGAGTTTTTGTAGATAGAGTATTTTCTCAAAAGCTACATGTAGAGTTATTTTGTATCATGTGCGGCAAACGCTGGATGTGCAATAAAGAGACGAGTGCTTTCGGAAGATGGCTAGAAAAAAAAGAAACAGCAACCTTAAAAAACTACGGTATTTCTTCTTAAACGATAAAATACATAAAGTTATTAGGTCGTCCAGATCAAAGGATGAATTAGTCGCTTGGTGCTATCCAGATAAAAAAAGAGTTATGTATTCATACTCACAGGTTGAAAAGTATATGGGTAAGGCTTACGGCATGAAAGATGTCTCGGCATTATTAAATAAACATACGGTTACTTTGCATGATTATATCTTAGACGGGAAAATTAAAGCCCCTCAAAAGATATATCCTATAGGTGATCCAGAGAACAAGCATTGGTCTAAGTATATGTTTTGCGAGAAAGATATATTAGAACTGCATGAGTTTATATTAGATTCAGGACACTCTGGAAATGTTCCTTCAAGAACAGAGCTTATAGGGCTTCTCAAACACAACATTATATTGTATACTAAGACAGACAGCGGGTTTATACCAGTATGGAAGGCGGAGTAATGAATTCTTGTGAAGAATGCGGTAGGGATTTAGGTGCGAAAGCTAAGGTGTATCCAGTTGTTATGCAACCAGATATCTTTGCCATTTGTGTTAAATGTATTAATAAGTTTGAGTTTACTCCAGTTTGGAAGGCAGAATAATGGCAAGTAGCAGAATTGTAATTTGCCCAGTTTGTAATAAAGAATTAGAAGTCAGATCAGATTTTGCCCATATGACATTATCTAACCATACAAATAAGGAGCACAAGTGACAACGAGAGTTAAGGTGGACCTTTCGTTCACACGCAATTTAGGCAATTACGAAAGCATTAAAATTGGTGTTGGCGTTGAAGATGATCTCCGAGCTGGAGAGAATGTAGATACAGCCACAGAGAGAGTCTATAAGTTTGTTGAAGATAAGCTTATTGAAAAGACTCGTGAGGTGGAAGAAGAATTAAAACGTGGCAAATGAGAAAGAGCCATACGTTCTAATTGGGTTGTACCTATCTTTATACAAAGAAAAGTATAACAAGTCGCTTACTGTAAACAAGTTTAGAGAGAAGTGGGCTATGAATGATGTTATAGAGAGTGTTGGATTTCAACGTGCTCAGGAGCTTTTGATATACTATTTTTCTACCAACAAGCAGGGGCACCCATTAAATTTCTTCTATAACAACTTTGACAGAATTGATGCATTAAATAAAGAAATTAAGAAAGACAAGTTTAACCGTAGCATTCTATTGAATGAGACTAAGAAGATGGTGGAGGGCGAAGAGTGAATACAGAAGCAACACTAATCTCTGCTGTGTGCAAGAACAAAGATATTAGCACACTACTGGCAGACAATGTAGATGAGCTTTTTACATCACATAGAGATATTTGGGAAAGCCTAAAGTCATACTACTATAAGTTTAAAGCAGTTCCTGAAGCAGGAGTTCTTATGGAACGCCACAAAGACTTTGAGCCAGTAGAGGCCAAGGCAGAAACTGGGTACTACTTAGACATTTTGAAGAATGAGTTTATCTCAAATAAACTTAAGACAATTATTATGCGTGGAGGATCTGCTCTTAAAGAAGATGCAGCATCTAGAGTTCTTGCACAAATGCAAAGTGATCTTGCGGGACTAAGCCGATATACAAACAATGTAAGAGACTTAGATATTATTGATGTTGAAAATGCTGCACGACATTATCAGGCAGTCAAAGAGCGTTCATCTATAATGGGCGGAGCTCCAGGTATTCTAACTGGCTTTGAAGCAATTGATAAAGCCTACCCAACTGGTATGGCACCAGGACATTTAATTGTTGCAATTGGTTGGCCAGGTAAAGGTAAGACTTGGTTTACTGCTTACCTTGCATGTAAGGCTTGGGAGCAAGGATTTAAGCCAATGATTGTATCTCTTGAAATGTCTCCAGAAAATATGCGTGACCGTATCTTTACAATGCTTGGCTCTGGTATATTCCGTGCAAGTGATTTGTCAAAGGGTGATATTAACATTGATGATTTCCGAAGTTGGGGAAATAAAAAGTTTGAGGGAAAGAATAGTTTTGTTCTTATCTCAAATGAAGGTGCATCAGAAGTTACTCCTGCAACTATTCAAGGTAAGATAGATCAACATAAGCCAGACTTAGTTATCTTAGATTACCATCAGCTATTTAATGACAACAAGCGCTCTAACTCTGAAGTAGAAAGAAATAGAAACGTTTCTCGTGAATTCAAGATGCTTGCGGTATCTAACAACATTCCTATTATTGATATTACTGCTGCAACAGCAGACGATATCTCTGATCAAGATAATCCGCCAATGATGAGCCAAGTTGCTTGGTCAAAGGCAATTGAGTATGATGCTGATATGGCTTTAGCCGTTCACAGATACCCACAAACTAATATGATTGAGATTGTCTCTCGTAAGAATAGACACGGTCATGATTTTAATTTCTATCTAGACTGGGATATCAACCGTGGTATCGTCAAGGAAATTTACGAGAATCCATTCCAAAAAGATGAACCACAAACAGATAAAAAGATTTCAAGTAAGGGTTGAGTTTGCCGACGATTCTGGTATACCTAGATTAAAATACCAGTACGAAAGCATGCTTGTCCACGACATGAGAAGCAAGGGCTATGTAAGAGTACTTGACATAGACACCAACTTTTCAGTACAATTTGACGGACAAACGTGGGTGTTTTTAATGACACTCTACGGAGTATACGTAGGAAAGAAGAAGGCATGGCTATCAGAGGGTATAACGCAAGGAAAATTGATTCCACGCAATATGCGCCCAACCATATCAAGTCGGTAGTAAAAGCTTTAGGCTTAGATATAGTTGCGGAACCAGGCAATGAGGTTATGTTCTACTGCCCTTTTCATTCTAATAGACATACTGCAAGTTGTTGTATTAACAAATCTTCAGGGGTATGGCTATGCTTTAATCCATCATGCGGAGAGTCTGGAACATTAACTGAGTTAGTTAGACGTGTGCTACACAAGAATGATTTTGAAGCAATTAGATTTATTGCAACACAAGAGCAAGCCGCTCTTAATAATTTTGATGAGATTATGGCAAATATGTTTGAAGAGAAGCCAGACTTCGAAGAGTTTTCCCAAGAGACTTTAGATAGACTTCATACAGATCTTCTAGCAAACCAAAGCGCAAAAGACTATCTTAAATCAAGAAGTATTAATGAGGATTCTATGAACCATTTTGGATTAGGATATTCTACTTCAATGAATATGGTTATTACTCCTGTGCACAGTCCAGACGGAACACCAATAGGTTTAGTGGGAAGATCAATCGAGGGCAAGTCATTTAAAAATAGTACCAACCTGCCTAAGAGCAAAACATTATTTAACGTTCATCGTGCAAAGAAAATTGGTGAGAATGTTATTGTAGTTGAATCCAACTTTGATGCAATTAGAATACATCAAGCTGGGTTTCCAAATGTGGTGGCCGTCCTTGGTGGTATATTATCTACAGAACAGCAAAAGCTTTTAAATAGATATTTTAATAAAATAACTGTAATGACAGACGCAGATTTGGCTGGCAGAGAGCTGGGCTTGAGCATAGCCAATAGATTAAAAAATAAAGACCTCTTGTGGGCTTCCCATGAATATGGTAAGATATATCCACATGATGCAAAAGATGCTGGCGACATGACTGATGAAGAAATTAAAACCTGTATTAAAAATGCAGTATCGGACATAGAGTACAGATCTTGGACCCCATAATAAAAATAAACTAAAGATGGATATACACCATCAACTATATGAAATGAGGAAACATGGGAATAGTAAAAGGGTTGAAAGACCTTAACAAAGTAATGGACAAGCCACAGTCTTCAGGTGGAGACGGTAC